GTGAATGTATTTGCACTGGCCTGTCCAATTGAATCAATAGTTACCGTGTGATACTCGTAATTGAGATCGGGAATACTCTCAGATGGAGAAGTAATGAGTGCCATTTATAGTTAGCTTAGATTAAAGATCCACCGATTCCGTCCTCGATCCCGTACCCAGCATGGTCTGATACGAGCTTTTGAGCACCACAAAGACCACCTGGAGTCAGACTCTTCGTGTAAGCACTCCCCTCACTGGTGAAACCTGGGGCACATTCAAGGCGGTTCTCAAGGGTGAAAATAGATTCTTCACTGATAGGTGTGATAGTAATTGGTCTAGGTTGGTACTTACTGGTATTTCTCACCATTCCAAGAACAGTAATGATCACGATGAGAGTGAAGATGGATATCAGAGCATTTCGATTGGTACGGTTAAAGTTAAACATTTATAATGAACGTATATTATTTTTTTCAAACCGCGTTAAAGATAATTTAATAGTTTCCCTTTAGAGAGTAGATGGACGAAGAAATTGTCTTAGATCGTGGAAATACTATTATAATGAAACTAGATGCCGATGAACAGGCATTAATGGATGAGATTGAAATATCTTCAGCTCGACCCCAGCCCACTCGACGACCGGTTACGTCACACCCTCAACAACATATGCAAACACAACACCAAGACTCTATGGATGCCTTTGTAAATCCAAACAAACAATCAGCTCCTACCCAAGTACACGATGATGAAGAGATTGATTATGGAGAAGATGAACCAACATTTTTTGAAGATAGTCCTATGGGTCCAGAAGATCAGGACGAAAAACCTTCCAAGGGTTATAACTCCATCGACGAAGAAAAGGCTGATCTTATCAACAAATTGGGGCGTCTCGAAAAGAAGGGTTTCGCTGTAAATAAAAGACTCAACGCGTACTCTAGTGTAGAAGATCTTCGAACGGAAGTAAAACGTATTACCTACAGTATCGACGTGGAGCAGTCTGTTCGCTTCTCTCGACGTATGTTAGTAGCTTGTGTGACTGGATTAGAATTCCTTAATAAGAGGTATAACCCCTTTGAGATCCAGCTTGAGGGCTGGTCCGAGTCCATCATGGAGAATGTAGATGATTATGACGGTGTTTTCGAGGAACTTTACGTAAAGTATCGCTCTAAGGTGAATGTTGCTCCCGAAGTGAAGCTCATCATGATGCTTGGTGGTTCAGCAATGATGTTCCATCTTACCAATAGTATGTTTAAAAGTGCTCTACCCAATATGAATGACGTACTCAAACAGAATCCCGATCTCGTGAAAAACATGATGTCTGCGGTTCAGAATACGACTCGGGCTCCATCGGGATCAGCTGATGCGGCCCCCGTTGGGGGAACTGGTCAATATGAAATGCAGGGGCCAGGATTAGATATTTCAAGTCTCATGGGTGGTATAATGATGCCTCCACCCCCAATGAATACAACACCCCAAGGCCATGTGCAAAGCGAAGAACAACAATTTGATGATGATATTTCCGATATTATATCAATCTCAGGTGAGTCTACAGGTGGTGAGATCAAGCAGGTCAGTGTTGACGCTACCAAACCAAAGAGGACTCGGCGAAAGAAGAAGACCGAAATTAATCTCTAAGTAAAGTATAAATGATAGCGTATTGTCCGCTAGAGGAACTAGAACCTCCCATGCGACGTCATGAATCTGTCGTCACTAAAAAGGTTGAAACTGAGTCTACGTCTACAACGAGTCTCGAAGAAACCGAATGTAATTACGTCGTCATGGCTTTTATTGTCGGCGTGGTGTTATTAGCCGTCTCTGATTCCATCAGGGCGTAAATATATAATTATGTCTACCGTGGGGTGTAACCTCCCTCACAGTAAACTTAATATGTGAATGTACACAATTCTGTACCTGTAGTGTTATCGACTGCGGGGTTGTCACCATATATGGCGTCAAATGAACCATTTCGAGAACTTAAAAGCTCCACGAAAATGTCATATTTGTACTGTACACTCACGTCATCGTGTGGATTTAATAGAATACCTCGCTTACCTACACTTACTATAGGACTCCATGGGTAACTATTAGTTCCACCGAATATAGTTTTAGAACCTATCGCTATATCCAAAGTGGATAAACTCTCATCTTCTGTACCACCTTGTATTTCCAATACCATAGTACTTTGTTCGATTACAGTCGAGCTACTGGTTCTTCTCATCATAGCCACAACTTTAGCGTAAAATGCACCTTTACCAAAATACAATTGAATATCTTTTGCATCTAAAACTGTGCGAGTAAACGTGTTAGAGTATTTTTTACATGCAACATGGTCAGAGTTTGTAATTATACCACCGTTTACATGTAAAGATGTATTTGCTTGAGCACCACTCAAACCGATTGCAACCTGGTCACCGAAATCGATAGCACCACCGACTGTTAGGTCACGTTCTATGGTGAGGTTACTATTTATAAACGTTTCCGTCGATTCTGGGTTTACGTAAACATTACCAAGTGTATCAGATAATATTTTTGATGTTCCACCAGTTGTCTTAAACTCCACTATAGCATTACCAGAAGAATCCTCTATTCTATGGACCGCGTCATATACGTGTAATCCTGTTAGTGGATTTGTGGTTCCAATGCCGACGTTACTTGTGTGTGTAATACGAATACCATCTGCATCAGTTCCATTACGAACCGATCCCAATATTAGTCCAGTTATATCATTATCTACGTCATGGTAACCTCTCATATACCCACCATCTTCATCATTTAAATAGAGAAGCATACCAGTTTTAGTAGTTCCAGAAGCAGCAGCATTACTCGTGAGTTTTAAGACATCTGAATCCAATGTACTAGAATTGTGAACATGTACATTGGTCGATGGGGTTTCTGTACCTACACCAAGATGACCCACATTATCAAAGCGAGCAAACTCAAACTCATTTCCTTCTGAAATCTCGTGAACAAATGTTAATGGACGTAATCCTGTAGCATCAGATTGTATATTTCTGATTATATTTACAGAATCGTCACCTGACTCTATGGTTGGGTTTGTTGTCTCAAACTCTATACCTGTAAGCCTGAATTGACCACCAGCTGTAAACTCAATATTACCAGCTACAACCAATTTATTTGAAATGGCACTTGGTTCAGTAGTAGTAGTACCACCAATGATAACAGCACCTCCACCTGTTATACGTAAGGGTATGGTAGAACCAAGTGGTTCTATTTGTTCAAATGTTTGATCAGATGTTGAATAGGTTTGAAATAAATGTTCAGCTGCAATGTGACGTATTCTAGTAGGACCTTCTATATCATCAGAACCTTTATTACCTTTGAATATCACTAACTCATTTTGAGCCTGTAAAGGTCCATACCGTCTTTCAATAAATGCAGTGTTCCCAAATAGACTCCCTGTAAGACCACCAAATGTAAGTTGATTTCCTATCACGACATTACCATTGATTTCCATTTCACCTCTAGTGGTATCTGTGCGAATACCAACATTACTGTTCGCCCCATCAATGTATAAAATAGTCGCAATACTGTCAGAAACATCCTTATAGTTGTCTGAAATCCTGAAATCACTTGAATCACCGGAAACGCCCACGGACCAACCAGCTTCAGCCCCACCGTCACTTTGTATAAAGGATACAAATGCATTACCGTCAGCTGCATCCGTTTGTGCAGATATAATTGCATCTCCCGCCGATACACCCTGATTATGCACTAATATACCATTTGTATCGGGGTTAGCTATTCCTGTAGAATAGACTTCCAGATGTGCAGATGGTTGGGTTGTCCCAATACCCACTCGCCCATCAGCTCTTAACGTCAAAATCTCAGATTCATCACCGTATCTATCATCGGAGAGTAATATATCAAGTTTCGAGTGAGATTTACCAGATTCAATGTCATATTTACCCATCTTGAATGTAGCTCTAACGCCATCACGGCTAGATGTACCTTCACGTGTTAAATGCATAACCGTCGCCAGGTCAGGTGTTGAATTATTTATGGGTTGTGTATTTGTGACAACTAGGGGTGTTCCCAAATGGATAAAGTTATTCCTATACACAGGTTGTTGATTGATAAATGCAGTACCACCGGAGGTTTGGAAAATACCCTGGGGTTGTGTCGTCCCTATACCCACATTACTAGATTCTAAAATAGTCAGTTTTGGATTTCCCATTGTTGGTGTGGTACTTGCATAAAAGTTGAGACCTTTACCGGAAGCCACAATATTTTCCACCTTATTTTCACCTACTATAGGATTTGAATATACACGCATCGCCGTGTTTCCTGTTGTCCCCCATACATTACCATATATAACAGCATTACTTCCAATTACATGAACATTACCAGCAATTGTAAGTCTCTCGGAAGGATTTGTATTCGCGATACCAACAAATCCATTGGAAGTTATTCGCATTCTCTCACTATTTTTAGTCGAAAATCTTATATTTTGGTGTGTGTTTGAGGTACTGGCACCATATATTTCGATGGAACTTACATTAGATGCAGTTGGGCCAGATTTAAGAATGAGTGCATTAGATGTACTATTTGGTCCAGTGTTATCCGCGTGAACTAATATATTGGAACTTGACGTTAATGTTTTTGTGGTAAGATTTGTAGTTACAGTATTACCTACTATTGTCAAAGTATTTGCGTTTGTCATATTGGCAAATATTTTTGAACCTATAGAAAGTGTATCGGTAGGTGAAAGGTTGGAAAACCCTGAAGAATGTGTACCATCAGTGCGTAAAGCCATCACCTGAACGTTACTATTTATCACAACTGGTGTAACTTCAGCTGAGTTTACTGTAAGTAAGTCACCCACCCTAATACCACCTGTTCCAACACTTAATTCCTGAACATATACATTACCATGACTGTACATGACATTCGACCCTGTGTCATCAAAGAATACATTTGAACCCACACACAGTGTATGGGTTGGGTTTATATTCGCAACACCAACATTACTATCTGTATATAGCTGCCCATATACATGAATGTTAACTGTATTTGAATCGAGGGGAATTGTTTGTCCTATCTCCACACCACCAATTGTGTAAGCACTTCCGAATGTCTTTGCAAATATTAGTTCAGTATTGGCTGTTGAGTATCCAAACGCAATATTCGCCTCGACACCTGGGTCTTCTGTCATTATGAGAGCATTATCGTATATACCACCTGGTACACCATCTGCCATTTGAATCACTGCATTCGAAACGACAAGGTTATTAGAGTTTTTGTATGTCAAATCATCTGTGATCATTACATTACCTGAAACGATTACGTTACCGGTAACCAACAAATCTCCATTCTCTATGGCGACGTTACCATTTTGAAACAAAGCAATGTTTGAGACAGATGATGCACCAACGACTCCAACTGTAAGATAATCACCCACCGTTAAATTTGATGAATATGTGTTACCAGATACTTTCAATACATTAGATCCCACACTATCAACATAAAACTTATCATTTGTCGTTTTAATCAGATTATATGCAATCAAGTTAGTAGTGGCTACATTACCATCAACGACTACTAAGTTTTGTCGAGTTCTGTTAATCGAAAATCTATCTGAAACCTGGAAATCGTTCGTTGGATTTGATATATCTACACCGATCTGGGTTGCTGTGAAACGGAAAACATTGGTAAACCCGCTGAGTTGTAAATCACCTGTAGAGGTAAGATCACCCGTTATGTTAAGATTTGCCGTTGTTATGACATCAGCTTCCACTTCACTGGTGATGATACTTCTCACATTTGTGAGGACACCCTCCTGTTCTAGTGGATCTGCATCCAGTGATGCCACATAAATCTGGTCGAAACGTACTGTCCTTCCCATTTATATTAGCTTCCGAATAAAATTCCAGCTAAACCATCCTTAATTCTAAGTACGTTATAGTTGACGGCATAAACATATAATGATTGATTAGAAGGTCTCGATGAACCTTTCTCGGCTCCTCTAATAATCAACTTGGCATTGTCGAGTCTACTAAAATTACAAGTACCCGATGGGTTATAACTCGATGCATCTAAACAGAAATGATACGCAAAAAAACGTGTATCAAAGGGGACGTCATTTGTAAATACATAATTTATTGCTCCACCCTTAGATTTATAATATGTCTGTGCAACATGAAAGTATACAGGAGACATATTTTCTAATAAAGATGTACCATTTAGCTGAATATCACCAGTCCGAAACGTAAAACGGTCATTTGCGAAATCGATCGCACTTGTTCCATAACCAAAAAATAAAGATTTGACTGGGTGGTTAAACACCGAAAGATCTAGATCATTGTACCCACCACTCTCAGTTTTATTATCATTCACGTATGAAAATGGATATTCGGCTCGTTGAACTTGTGTTATGACAAAATCCATCTGACGTTTTACCATAGATTCTCTTTCATCTCTGTCTAAAAATATATAGTTTCCATACACTTTTATTTGTCGATCTGCTTCAGAAAAAGATGAAAACTGTGTTTCATCAAATTCTATTTTAATTTCAACTTGATGATATTGAAGTGCAACTAATGGTAGGAAACCACCGTGATCGCAAAAGAAAAAATGGAATGGTAAAAAGTTTGGCATACCACCTGGGTTTTGTTTATTTGTAAAGTTTTCAGATTTATTGTAGCTTTCGGATAAATAGACTGGCCATATTTCGCTGAAATAGTCAAAATGTTGGGAATCAACCTTCTGTCCCCCAATATAGAGACTCATCGTGGAATTATAGAAAAGATTTGAAGCCACCGTGTTACCTTCACACCATATACCGTTTATGAGGTCTCCTAAAACTGGAATAGTTATACTAGAATCATTATCAGAAATATTCTTGATGAACTTTGGAGCTTGTGAAAAGTTTGTATGCCGGTTAAACTTCATACGAAAATACGAATGTCCCTCTTCACTGTTCAGGTAAACATCTTGGGCACCTTTGGAAACGAGTTGTATTAATGCACCAGACATATATTTAATAATCAGATTATAAAAACAGACACTTTCCCTGAGGGAACTCACTCTTCTCCTCCTCCGTAAATTTACCTTGAATCTTGAAACCACCTTGTCTGTACACTTTCATTCGTTTGTAATACATGGCTGTGAAGATCGACCATGGGTCGTGTATATCATAGATGTGTGGATTGTTCTTTTTTCCTTTCGTTTCTCTCATGATTCTTCCAATACTTTGAGTAATATCAGACTTAGGACTCGCCAAAATAACGGTATCAAGGGTTGGGATATCGAGACCCTCGTGGGCTTGACTGAACGTCGCAAAGATGATCTTTTTCTTGGAAGACTCTTGGAGGGCAGCCTCTTTCATACCACCCATATATAGTCCAGATGTTTTGGGAAAACATTGATGAAGGAACTCACAGTGTTGTCGACGATCACTGAGGACTAGGAGTTGTCTCGACCCAGCTGAAGCTTTCTTGACGAGTTCCACTAACATCTTGTTTCTCTCTCGATCCTCAACAACTTCGGTAATCATGTTTGGCATAGAAATCTTCCCATTCCTCATAGAGGGTGGGGGATTTCTGTAATTGAATGAATCAAAGGTAATTGGGAATACCTCAACCTGTTCCTGATTCTTTCTCTCAACCGCAAAGAATGTTGGACCCATGAACCAGTGAAGAACCTTGGTGAGACCATCTTTCCTCTCTGGGGTTGCTGATAGACCAAAGATATGCCGAGGACACATCTTGAAAAGACTCTGACTGAACACCTTAGCACAAATATGATGCGCTTCATCTACGATGAGTGTACCCACCGAGTCAAAGTCCGAGAAGCTATATTCCTTTAGGGACAACGATTGGAGCATTGCGATGACAAAATCACACTCAACCTCTTTTTTATCTTGTTGTACAACACCGATCGTAGCACCCGGACAAAATTGTTGAATGCGCTCCTTCCACTGATCGGCGAGGAACTGTTTATGTACGATAATCATGGTCCTGTACCCCAGTTTACACGCTATGGCCAGGGATACTGTCGTCTTCCCATAGCCACATGGTAAAGAAAGGACCCCATGACCGACTTTAATTGCTGCTGCAAGTGCTTCATTTTGGTGTGTTGCGTCTCGGAGTTGCCCAGCGAATTTGGTTTTGATTCTGGTAGGTTCCGGTCGTTTGTCTTCCCGAGGTTCACCAACCTTAGCGGTTCCGTAGAATCTTGGAACGCAGACTCCAGTCTTAGTTGCTCTAAAAACTTTGAAAGGTGGTGGAGGAAACCCGTAGTCACCATTTACCACGGGTCTTACTGTAAGTTCTTTTTTAATTTCTTGGATTGGTCCTTCACTTACCAAGTACCCCGTTCTAGTAAGACTTGTCATTATTTACTTATTTAAAGGTTACAAACTTTAAATGAGTAAATGCGTAAAGTCAGTGTAACAGAAAACATTATGAAGATTGAGAAGTCTATTGAAGAAAGTAAAAATGAAATTATGAGACTTCAGGGTTGTCTAATGGTATTTAAGGGGTTTATGGATGAGGGTCTTGAGACGATTGAACTTCCTTCGGGTAAACCCGAGACC